CCGAGAGACAGTGCACTGTTTGCTTCGGCTGCAGAAAAGGCTAAGAAATCCTGTATTAGGTTTAATATTCCAACGGAGATGATAGCCGAGTCTGCTACAGCAGCAGCCATATTAGGTTTCTTCAACGATGTTGAAACAGAGAAACAACTGCTCATGCCTATCTTGGATGAACAACATCGACCAATTAAAGATTTGAACGCTCTTCTCACATTCCTACCAAAATGGTTCTTTCCAACCAAAACAGTAGTCAAAGCCGCATTGCACCTAATACCACTAGCAGTGGCCTTAATGACATTGGCATACACTTATTGGCAGCGTCGAAAGTATCGTTCCAAAATTGAGGATTTAATGACCACCAATGTGACAAAAGCTATGTTTGCCCCCCTTCGAAACTTGGTGGGCAGATTGCAATGGTACCTCTTTTGCTTTGGCTACCAATTGACCAGTGTGAGATCTGATGCTGCACAGTGGGCCCGACAGACCAACATTAATGAATTATTGTCAGGGATTAGTACTCTCCTTCCATGGATGAGGAAGCAGGCAGCTCAAATAGTGCACACTAGCACACGAACCCTGATCCGATGGTCAACCTTCTCAGTGAGAACCAATTCAAAAGCTTGCATCATGCACAGGCCAATAACTAGGATTGATGTTTGCATGGAAGGGCATCCTTTACCACCAATAGACCCTAGTGCAACAGTCACATTACCAATCAACTTCTCAAACTGTGTACCTAAGCATGGCACAACCCAATTTGGTTTTGGTGTCAATATGCGAATACCAGTGGTAGCGAGGAGTTGTGTCCATAATGAACAAGTGGCTGTTGTATCGAGAGGTTGCTTAGCCAGACCTGAGAGTCAGGTGGAGGCTTGGGACGAGATGTTCTCCACACTCAACAGGATTTTACCTGTTACAGAAAGTGCATATGTTAGGAATGGTAGATTAAAGAGGCCTGACTTCAACTTCTGGGTGAATAGATTCCCCCCAAAGAGAAGAGCTGAGCTACAACAAGCAAAATCGTCACTTGCTAATGGTGAACAATGGGTTGACCTGGTGGTGGCGTTCGTCAAAAGGGAAAAACAGCTCAAATCGTACCCAGAATCCACAAATTCACAACACATCGGCGTAGAACTGTTCGCCCCGAGAATAATCTCAGGTCGCAAACCGTTGTTCCAGGTAGTCACGGGACCAATCACGTACTCGATGACAAAGCAGATCGCTTGGATGTGGAATCAAGACGTATCCTACGGAGTAGAAATGGCACCTCAAGAGAGGAGGCCCAGAACCACTATTATTTACACATCAGGAATGAATGCTGAGCAGTTGGGAAGCTGCTTCGAGTTCCACCTTGCTAGATTGTCAAGGTTGGGGGCTGTCATGTTTAAAGAGGAAGATCAGAGTAGGTTTGATGCTCACTGTGGCCCAGAGGCCGTCAGGTTGATATTGCATCCCTATAAAACTCACCATGCACCCGCCAACGCTATTAAACCTTTGGCAAGGTTGGCCAATACGAAGGGCGTTACTCAACATGGAATTAAGTATAAGATCGCAGCAACTGTCAAATCAGGTGACGGCAATACTTCATCCGGCGATACCACGGTTGTGGGGACAGCTAAAGAAGTTCAGAGGGAGAGGGCCAATATACCTCCCGAAGAAATCATCACTTTTAACACCGGGGATGATGTATTGTCGATCTACTTGGCGAAGTATAATGATGTGTATACACCGATAGTGGACGAGCATTGGATATCCATTGGGTTCAATGCCAAGATCCACACATTCATTAGTCAATACGATGCGGAATACTGTTCAGGTCGATTTTGGCCCACTAAAGACGGGCTGATATTTGGACCTAAACCTGGTCGAATACTGGCTAAAACCTTCCACTCAATGATCGAGTACAATGAGCACATGGGTAAGCGGTGGCTTTTGACTGTTGCTAAGGGCTTGCATAGGGATACTTATTTTCAGCCCATAGTTAGAACGGTGATCGCAATAACACTAAAACTCATGGC